GATCACCGAAACGCCGCCCCGATTGACCGATTCGGGACGAGCCCGCGCCGGCGTTTCGGGAGGCTTCGAAGAGCGTTCGCCCCCCGCCCGGTCGAGTACCGCATCCACCTCTTTGAGAACGCTTGTCAGAACGCGATCCTCGAAGCCGCCGAGCTTATCGTCGAGCCCGTCGAGCATTGCTTGCGCATCGGCCGAAACCGCGCGCTGGTTTGCTTCTGCCATTAGAGTTTTCCTTGACGTTTCGCGATTGCGCGACCGGCACTTGCCGACGCGGTCTCTGCGAGGTTCCCGATCCGACGCTCGAGGATCTCGGCCAAGGCCGCACCCACGTCGTCACGCGTCAGGAACCGGGTACCGACGGGCTCGTCGGTTGTGTCCTCGAGCTCGAGGACGGCCGGCGAGCTCGCCGGCGAGGCAGGCATCGGGACGAGCTCGTCGCCGAATACCCGCGCAAAAGCTTCTGGCAAACGGAAGGGATCGCTCTCGGCCACGCCGGCCAGAAACGCCCACCGTTGCCAATGGTCCCGGACGACTCCCGTCGTCTCGAGGCTCCGGGCCGTGAGGGACTTCGGATCCGATCCGACCGGGGTCAGCGATCCCTCGAGCGCGCGGGTCGTGTTGAAAAACACGCCCAGCCGGCGACGCGGGTCGGCCTCGTTCCGTCCGACGTGCGCCGGGTGCGACTGCGGGAGCTCGATCCGGGGCACTGCCTCGAGCGGCATCCAACGAAGCGACACGGCCCGGAGGTGGCCTTGCTCTACCATGTGGAAGACGTCGCGTCGGATGTCCGCCCGCTCGCCTTCGCCGTCTAGCTCGATCTCGCCTACCGCTTCGAAGCGGGAGCCGTCGGCCCTCATCTGGCCGATCGAGCCGAGAATCGCGGCGCTCTCGTTCTGATGTGAGTCGAGTAGCGGCAAGTGCTCGCCGACCTCGATCCCGGCGACGCGGAGGATGTGCCCGTCGGCGGCCTCACCTTCGCTAGCAAGCGTCATCGGGAAGCGCCCGAGCTCTCCGAGCCGGCCCGGCTCGCGAATCTGTGCGGTTCGATCGAACTCCATTGGGAACCCCCTAAAGCACCGGCACGACGAAGCACCGACAGTTAATTGCATGTTCGGCAGGCAACGGACCGCCGACGCCGACGCCGGGAGCGTCCGCCTGGACACCGTCGGAAAAGTGGAAAGGATCGTCGACGCCCACTACGTTGCGCGTCGGATCGTTCGCGAGGTCGATATGCATCTCCCGCGCGTGAGGATCTCCGAGCCCGCTGGTTACGTGGAACCACTGCTTCGCCGCGACAACGCCCGAGAGCCTGAACCCCTGCAGTTGGCCGGCCGAGTTCGCCTTGAGCACCTCGGTTCTCGAGATCGTCTCCGCTTGCCCGGCGCGAGTCTTGAATGTCTTGCGCACCCGGGCCGTGAGCTGGTCGATCCCTTCACGCTTCGCTTGCCCTTCGGAAAGCGTCTTCCGGAGCCTCTGCTTCGTCGTGTCGTTCACGTTCTGGACGAGCTCGGCACCCTGCGTCGCGAGCGTGTCGACCGTGTGCGGGAGGAACTCGAATGAAGTCCCGCCCGAGAGCGTGTCAAGCGTCTGCTGTCCTCCGGCTCCGTAGGCTCCTCCACGGACGGGCCCGAACTCTCGTCCAAATACGGCGTTCCAGACCTCGTCCGAGAGTGCGACCTCGATCAGCTCGTCGAGCTCCTTCCGGATCCCGGCGGCGAGTTGAAGCTTGATGATTCGAGAGTCGGGAACCTCGATCGTAGAGCCCTCCCGCTCGAGCGCGTCGACGAGAGCCTTCCGCTGCATCTTAAAGATTCTGACCATTGCCCGACGTCCCGCCGGGACGAATATCGTCTCGGCGCTCGAGCCCATCGATTCGAAGCGGCGGACGAGACCCATCCGGTTCGCACGCCCGGCCGGCTTCGGAGGCGTGACGGGTGGCTCTTTCTCGGTAGGCGGAACGTCCTCGACGAGCTCGGCATCGCCCGGCGTCCCGCCGCCTCCACCTCCGAAAGCTCCAGGATCGTCGACGGAGTCCGGCTCCTCGTTCGGCCGGTAGGGTGTGTCCCCGAAGGATCCGACGGGATCCTCGCCCCATTCGACGGAAGGCTCGTTCCGCATCGTTCGAACTTCATTGATATTCCGGACCTTCAGCGTTAGATCTTGCCCTTCTTGCTGGAGCTCGAAGAGTTTGTCTCCCGTAATGAAGTCCTTCCAGCCGACCCGGATATCGTCGCCGAAGTCGACATCGGCTAGCTGGAGCGTATAGGCGTCGCTCATCAGCTCGGCCTGCGGGGCGATCGTCTCGGACTCGAAGACGAATTTATTCGTCTCGGCCGAGGCTCGGTTGGCGTCGACGACGTCGCCGAGGATCGACCGGGGGACTCCGTTCGCCATCAGGATCTGATCCCGGTAGAACGCAGCGACGGCCGGGTCCTGGGTCGCCGACGCGTTCGTAAGCTCCTTCAGCGAAACGCCGGGAGGTAGCGGGACGGGAACCCCTTTGAACGCGCCCGAGCGCTGGTGCCAGTTCTGCCGCCACTGGCGAACCCAACGGTCGAACTCTTCCGTCCCGATCTCGGGAGGAGGAGCCGCGAACTCGGCGCTCTCGAGCGCGGCCTTCGGCGAGGCGTCGTCCCGGTAGTGTTGCCGGACTGTCTCGTCGATGAATTTCGCTGCGTCGTACTCGGTAGCCTGCGGGCCGAGATTTCCCATCGCGGCGAACGGCTCGTTCGGGTCGGGATCCCAGAAGCGAATGACCTCGTCCCGCCGGTACGGGATCTCGGAGCCGTCGAGCGCACTGTAGACGTAACCGACGAGACCCATCGCCGGATCCCAAACGAGTTCCATTCGGGACGGGACGAGCGGCCAGAGCTCGCGAACGACGCCGAGCCCGTCGGTCACCTTCAGGAGATAGCCGTCGCCGACTTGAGTGAGCCACATTGAAACGACGCGATGGAGTTGGTTCCGACTGATAAACGGGTTCGGCTTCTCGAGCAGCAAAGTCAGCGGGTGATCGTCGAGCTCGATCTCCTCGATCTGGCCGGGCCCGGTACGACGCACACGGAAAACTCGAGGTTCCAGGCGTCCGATGGACCGGGCGATTGCACGCGCAGCGATTGCCTGCCACGACTTCGTCTCGATCAGCAGTTGGTGCGCGCTCGGCTGAGTCGTCTCCGAGATCCCGACACGCTGCCGAGTACCGACTTGCGGCGGCGGGGCGAATGCCCGATTCGTGGGTTCGGGTTCACGCCGCAGAAGCGCCATCGCTAGCCCCCTCGAGGATGCGGTCCCATCCCCATGCCGTGGTCGAAGCCTTCATCGCGCCACTCGCAGCGTCGACCTGATCGTCATGAGGACACTCGGGACCGAACGCGTCGAACTCGTCGAGGAACTCGGATATCCACGTCCCGCCATCGGCGAGCGCCACCTCGCCGGCGTGGGCCCTGGACGCCAGCGGACGAGCTCGCTCCCGCTTCGATCCGGTCGGTCGGTCGATCCGGACAGGGCAGCCGACGTCCTCATGTAGCCTCGTGCGAAGCGCGTTCGCCATGAACTTGCCCGACGCGCCCGGCTCCTGCTCAATCCACTGGGTGATTTTGGCTCCATCGTGCCGAGCCGTAGCGACGAGCCTGTCTTCGGTCTCGGCAGGCTCACTCCTGAAGCGAGCGACGTCGTCGATCAGGAACGGGACAGGGCCTCGACGTTTGCGCATCCGGCAACCGACGGTCCAGTCGGGATCCGTCCCCGGCTTCGGATCGGTGCCCGCGAGATCCCAGTATCTGACGGCCGAGCCCTCGGCGGGGGCTGCCTCTTCGAGCGGGAACCACTCTCGCCTGAAGAACCCGCCGAGAGCTCGAGCGGTCCAATCACCGTTTAGCAGTTGCTCCCGGGTGACCGGATCGAGGTGCATCAGCCCGGCGGCGTACTCCTCACGGGAGAGGTGAGGATTATCCGTGAGCTTCGCCGGGAGATAGACACAGCCGTTCTGCTTCCGTTCCGTGATGCAACGTCGCTTCACCCAATCATGGCCGAGCCCGCCGGGGTTAGACGCCGATCGGGTGCGAAGTGGCACCTCGAGCCCGATCACCCGGCGGACCCGGGAGAATCCGACATATTTGTATTGCGTCTCGCTGAAGTGGGTGAGCTCGTCGAAACCCACGAACTGGTACTGAGCGGACTGATAATCAAACTTCGTGTGTTCGTGCTGCAACTGGCCGAACTCGATCCGCGCTCCGCTTGGGAATGTCCAGGTTCGCTCGAGCCCGTTCCATTTTGCATCCGTCGGGCCGAGCCACTGATGCGAGCGCTCGAGCAGCCCGCCCCCCTTCGAGAGCTGCGCGAACGTCCGCCGAAGGACGAGAGCCGTGTACCCAGATACGTCCACGTACTGGAGTGCAGCGGCGAGCAAATAGTCGCTCTTGCCGCCTCCTGCAGCCCCGCCGTAGAAGAGCTCTCGGGCCCCGATGCAGAGCGCGGCCGCCTGCTTTTCGGTGGGCAGGATCGGGACGTAGGCTCCCAGCCGAGGCGTAACCAGCGGCTCGAGCTCGAGGCGTTGCGCGGCTGTGAGGCTCAATCGAGGATCCCGATAGCAGACTCGATCGCGTCGCCGATGTCGTCGAGGATGTCCACGCGGGCGCGAGCGTTGTCGCGAATTATCGTCTGCGTCCCTTGCTCGTTCCGGATCTCGACGAGCTTCGCCCGCAGGAAAACGAGAACTTCCTCCACCGGCTAGCCCTTCCGCTCGAGGCGTTCGACGATCTGCGAGATCGTGAGTGCTGCGCACCACACGAAGAGAATCAGGAAAGCGATCGTCGCGTTCATTCGTCCCCCTTCAGAGTCTCGAGGAGAATCGCGGCGATCCGCTCGAGGCGTCCTTCGTCCTCGGCGACGCCGACGTGAACCTCGGCAGGATGGCCGGGAGGCGTCGAGACCTCGACGGCGTGCCCTTTTTGCTCGCTCCAGGCTTTGTCCAGGTGGACCGCGTGCGCCCGTCGGCGGTTCTCTCGGAGCCTATCGCGAGCCACCTTCGTTTGTGTGTCGGCGGCCGCGATCGAAGGCCCTTCGGCGATCTCGTCGGCTTGGATCTGGTAGCGGTAGGCGCGCTCTCGAGCCGCCGCCCGGTAGAGTTCACCAAAATCTGGGTGCATCGACTGCCATCGGCAGAGGGTCATGTAGCTCGGCCAGTCCGGGCGCTCGTCGAGAAGCGCAATGATCGACTGCGTCGGCTCCCCGGCGAGCGCCTCGCAGATTTCCGCCCCGAGATCGGCCGTATAGGTCGACGGCCGGCCGCGCCGGACTGCCATTGATTCGGTCACCGGGGGAGCTCCGTCGTGCCCTTCGTGTACCGAACGAGTGGCTCTCGGAGGAACTGGGCCTCGCGATGAATAAGGATTCCGCAGTCGTCGAAGGTAAGGACGCCGCCGAACAGGACACGGCCGGAGGTCTGCCAATCGATGGCAATTCGCCCCGGGGTGTACATGATGATCTTGCCGGTCCCCGAGAGCTCGAGGCTCCTTTCGTTTGTGTCCCGAACGACGAAGCCGGGGTCCGCCGCTTCACATTGGAGGAACCCGCCGTAATGGATCTCGGCTTGCATATCCCGGACGACGACCCGCCTAGAGGATGGCCGGTTGCCGGGGACGGAATCTCGAAGCTTGATCGCCCACGTAGAAGAGTCTTCCTTCGAGCCGTAGAACGAGCCGTAATCCCGGAACTCGCCGCGGTATAGATCGATTCCGACGTTCCGATAGTGTTGGAAGCTACAGTCGTTGAAATTCATCGCGAGCGCGTAGGGTGCATCGCTCGAGACGGAGCTCCCGAAGCCGGTGAAATGGACTTGATCGATCTTTAGCTGATCGACCTGAGCGTCCCCGGACGAGACGATCCGGAGCCCGGCGAGGCTCGTCGCGTTGTTGTCTTTGACGTCGGCGAACTCGATGCGATTAATCGAGGTGGATTTGGTTTCGGGGTGCTCCTCGTAGAGGATCCCGAAGTCTGCTTTCCCTGAGCGAATCCCGAGATTTCGGAGCACATTATGCGTCCCGGTGATCCGGACAACGGCATCCGTGGGAGGTCCGTTATAGCGGAAGTTCTGACCTCCGCCGTCGAACGTCTGCCACCCATCGAGGATGATCGGTTCGGTGATGCTCACATCCGCCACGGCGGCGAGGGTGGCAGGCTCGTCCAGTAGTGACAAGTCCCGCGGGAAAGTGCGCTATTCCGCCCCACCGGGGCAAAACCACGGCCCGTCGCGTTCGATGTTCCAGGTTGAGTGCGGCCCGCTGCAGAGACCGGAATCGGGACAGCAGACGGACCAGTCGCCGCCGGCTCCGAGCGGGTTCACCGTTTTGCACCCGACCCCGGCATGTCCCGGTTGAACGATGATTCCAAACTCCGGGTGATCGTAGACGAGGTCCCCGGCGTAGAACTCGCCGAGCTCGTCACGGCAGAGACTACCGGGCGGAATGTAAAGCCGTTGGGGGAGCGGTCCGGGGGGTTCATCTTGGCAGACGGAAGCGATCGGGAGGAGTAGGAGGCAGATCCCGAGGCGACGGCGGAAAACATGAACCGACGCCGCCCCGGGCCCCCCTAAAATGCCACGTCTCGGGGTGCCGTCGACTGCGACTGATCGATCTCGGCTTCTGCTTCGGTCGGTCCCGGCCATTTCTCTACCGCCTCGACGAGGGTATCGTACTCGGCGAAAGCAATATCCCGCGTGTGGGTGTAGCCGTAGTGGGTCAGAAC